CTACCCCTCTCTCACCCCCACAACCTCAAACCCCGCGCTCTTCAGCACTGCTTTCGCCTTCTCCAATTCCGCCTTTTTCACGGTTTTTGTCGCCGTAATGGTATACCTCACTTCGGGCGCATTGTCCGCCGCAATGTAGGGACACTGGCACCAGTACTCCCAGCCGAAATCCTTGAGCTTTGTCTTTACAACGCCGTCGCCGCGGCTGCTTAAAGTGCTCTCGATCACCTCGCCGTTACCTATATAAATGCCGACATGAGGGCGCGATTTGCAGTACAGCACAAGTCCCGGCTGCTCCGGCAGCGTGTCGATTTTGCCCTTGATTTTCGCGGCGTTGTACATACCATGTGCGTTGACGTCGGTCGCGCCCTTGTACCCCTTGCTGCCCTTTCCGCCCCAATAGTACGACTTGATCAGCCCCACGCAGTCAATCCCATAGTACCCGTCGGGAAGCGCTTTCAGCATCTGTTTGCGCGCGCTCGTGTACTGCGCGGGGTACATCTGCGCAAGCTGGTCGACATACGCGTCGGTAATAGGGCGGTAGATTCCGCCCCACATATATTTCGTTTTGTCGTTCAGCGCCGTTTTCGCGTGCGCCACAAGTCCTGTGTTAGTATAAATCATGGCTGTTCTCCTTATATTTTAAAATCAATTCTTTCAGCTTATCGAAGCCGAACTGCGCGGCGTAGCTGACGAAGAATCCCGCCACGACCGCCCCCGCGATCATGTACCATCGCACCGCGATTTGGGCGGCAGCTGCCCACGCAAAAAACGCCCCGACGGTCAGCACCATGGCGACGATCGTCGCTGTTATCTGCGCGGGGAAATTTGCGGCCGCGCGCTTCAGGACCTCGGTTATCACGTTCGTGGCGAGGGTGAGCGCGCCGACCGCAGTTAATAAAAGTGTAAAATCAAAATTCATAGCATTTTTTCCTCCTCGATTTTCTGTAAAATTTCGTCGAGCGTAAAGGTTTTTTCTTCATTTTTTTGTTCAGCCTGCGGCGCTTCCCGGCGCATTTTGAGCATGTTTTCCGCCTTGGCTTTCCAGCAGTAGAACCCGATCGCGGTCGCCGTCGGCACGCCTATGTACGTCAGCCATTCGCCGAGGTGTTCGGGGTAAAAAAACACCAGCACCCCGCCCGCCGCGAAACCGAGAAAATACGTCGCCATCACCGCCGCGACGAGCATTTTAGTGTACGTTTTCATGCTGTTCAAGGTCCTCGATCCTGTGGTTTATCACCTTTATCTGCTCCTCGATAACGGGCATTCGGCGCGCGAAATTGTTGTGCTCCGCGACGCGCTTTTCGAGCTGCTCAAGTCGGTACGCGGTCAGCTTCGAGCTGACGAGGATTCCGCCGAGCGAGCCTCCGAGAGTTCCCAGCAGGCTTATCACCGCGACAAGTATGTTTTCGGTCATATATTCACCTCCTCACACAATCGCAGTGCTGTCCGTGACCTGCGTGAGCATAACCGGCTCATATGTCAGCCCGACTGCCGCGTTGTATTCGGCTTCGCTTGCGAAATTGTAATTAATTCGGCTTATCTTTGTAATCAGCGTTGCCGAATTAACTTCTGCGGCGGCAGTCGGCTTGTGTACCGCAAAAAATTCAAGATACGCGTAACCGTACGGGGCGGCTTCTGCGGCAGAATATATTGTTCCCCATGTTATCGCAAAGCCTATCGTCGCGGGGTCATAGGTTGTGTAGCTGCCGCAAACTGTGTCGTTGTCAAGGATTTTATAAATATAACCTCCGCTGCTTGACACGCTTGCAAGCTCGGTAGTGATGTTATGCTCGGTGACGTTTGTTCCCGAAACCGAGGTGAGCTTTGCGGACTGGTACAGCGGCGCGGAAAGCTGATTTCCCGATTTTACGGCTATGTAACCGTTGATAACGATCTGATTCTGCGCCCCCGCGTAGCCGATTTTATTGCCTGCGATATATTCCGTCTGCGTGTAATTGTGCAGCAGATATTTCGCGTCGACTTCCGTGATGATTACGGCGTTCTGAATGTTTGGGACGGTGACAAGCTCGCCGCTTTCGTTAATTTCGCAGCCCTCGCCGCACTTCACACCGATTTTAGGATTTTCACCCTCTTCCCCCTCGGTGATTTCAATGCCGCCGCCCGCAGAATAATCCCCGCCTGAGACGGTTGCGTCCAGCGTTCCGTCTGCGGCTATCGTCACACCCTTGCCCGCCTTGACGCCGCCGAGGGCAGAGCCTGCGGGACGAAGAGCAATCTCATTGCCCGTTATCTTAACTCCCGCCCCCGCAGTGTAGTTCCCGCCCACCGCGTCGGCGTCGACCGCAAGCGCGTTGTCGGAATCGAATTTGAGACCCGCGCCAAGTTTCGGGCGGATTTTTTTTGCTCTAGGATATGTGTCATTTTCAGGGACATCTTCGTACTCCATGCCCTGTCCTATGTATACAGCCGTGCGAACAAAATATCCGCCAGTATTTGTATCAGAATCCTCGGTTTCACTGATATTCACCAACCCTTCTCCAAGACGTATTCCTCCTACGTTTTTGTGATTATTTTCCTGTGACATTTTGGCGTATTTAAGAAGCACCCTTCTCTCTCCACCTGGGCCTAAGCCACCGACACTTATGCCCCATTCTCCATCTATTCTTACTCCGCCAAGATTGCCGGAAAGGGTTGCCTCGCTAAGGCTAAATTCGTTTTCCTTTTTTGTTAAGCCTTCGCCTGCCGCAGTCTGAGCCGCATCGATGCGCTTTTCCGCCTGATTTCTTACGGAGACAGAGGACGTAGCGGTCTGCTGTTCATCAAAAATAAGATCGGGAGCGGCGCATATAATGCTGTGATACTTGCGGTAGCGCCATTCCTGCTTTGTAACAAGCCCGACAATGCTTCGACGCTGGTCAATATCGCCGCCTGAACAGCGAAGCACGTCCCCGGCGTCAAGCGCGGGATCGCCGTATATCTCTGCGGTTATCCCGCGCTGCTTGAAACCGTGTATAAATCCGAGCCACGCCTCGTTTATTCCGTCATATTCATCATCAGAAAGGGTTTTCGGGATAAGAGGATTTTTTGCAAGCGCGTACGTTGCCGGCGCAGCCTGCGCGTCTGTCTGAACTACGGACGAGGTATAATTTTTTATATTCTGTCCGCAGTATGCGGTAAGGCTTTTTATATAAGCCCGTGTATCGGTAACATAAATGCTCTTACGCTCCTCCGCCGTAACTATCTTGTCAACGACTATGTCTAGCGGCTCGTCGGCGCTTGTATCATATCTTGCGGGGATTATGCGCAGAGCGCCTGAGCGGTCAATAACAGCATATCCGCATAGTATCGCCGCGCACCACATTACCGCGTCACGGCAGGTCTGAACCTGTGTATCGGCAAGACTCAGCTCTACGTCCGTATTCGGAAGTCCCTCCGCTATGCCTCCGAAAGTCACCCCGCACTGCCTGCATATCCGCGTTAAAAAGCCTTCGGCGTTATATTTGCAGAAGCGCAGCCAATTCTCAGGCGGACAGTCGAAAAGCGTTCCGTTGTCATACGCCGTGAGATATACCGCATTCCGCTTTCTTTTGACGTATTTCCCGTCCGCACGGAAGCTTCCGAGCGGAACCTTCTCCCAGCCTGCCGTTGTCTTTATCTCATATACCGGCTCGACTGTCGCGCCTGAAAAATCATGCAAAAGGGCGTCGCTGTCATAGATACCTATTTTCAGGCAGCCCAGATTAAATGTGCCGATCTTATAACTTCCGCAAAGCTCATGCGTTATTTTCAGCGATCCGGCAACCAGGACCTTATCGGAAATATTTATCGTATTCCCGTCCGAAAGCGTTACCTTTCCCGAAATTCTGTCGGTTATTATCTTTTTTTTCAGCGCCGCTTTATATTCTTCGCTTACAGAATACATTCCGACCCTCCTTAATACTCAACAAGGCGGCAGCTTACTTCCCAGTAGCTGCCGGACGTGCTGCCGCTCTGCTGCTGATAAAACACGCTTTTAAGCTCCTTTGCGTACATTTCGCAGCTGTAATAGCCACAGACGGCGGGGTCAAGCAGCGAAACGCTCAGCACCGGCTCCGCAAGGCTTACATGAAGCGCGTCCGCCTGAGAACCGTTCAGTATCCACTTCACATCGCAGGTTTTAACACCCGCGCGCACTCTTTTACGGTGCATAACGCCCGTTTCGTCCGAGCGGCTGCTGTCCGCGCTGTCTATATCCGCGGTATCCACGCGGTAATATGACGGCGCGGGGAGCTGCACGTCGTTCACTTTAAGAAAATACATCTTACCCTCCGTTATTCCGCCGCGCCGTTTGTAATGCGGCTGCGGCTGTTGTTGTAAAGCGCGACGGATTCGCCTATCGCGTCGCCGTCAAGCTCCACTGTCGTGTGGATCTCGATCGGTGCGGCACTATTTCTTCCCGACCCGCCCTGTGAAAACGCACCTATGAGCGTCTGAGGCGCATTTAGTTCAAGCACGCTCGCAGCCGCACCGAGAATCCCCCCATATTCGGCAGCGTACGATACCTGCGCGCTCTGCGGCTGAGCGACTGCGGCGGGAGAAAACAAATTTGTCGGGTCAACAGCGCTCACTGCCGAGAGCTTATCGTCAAGCGCAGCCGTCTGCGCCGTTATTATAATATCAAGCTGTTCAGCTGTCATAATTCTTCCTTTCTTTTTTGTTCAGCTGCCGCGCGATATTTTGAATTTCATTTTTCGCTTCGCGCCAGCCGCCATTATTTTTAGGGAACGCTTCTTTAGGCGTTTTTGGGAATCGCTGCGGCGCGTTGAACGCCGCAAGACACAGCGCGGCCGTGTTGAACGCGAGATATTCGTTCGCGCGGTACAATTCCGAGAGCCGCCGCGTTTGCGCTTCCTCCGCGCTGCCGAAAAGCTCCGCAAGTTCCGCCGCAGTCATGCTCCATAACCTGTCGGGGAACGGACATACCCGAAGCGCCCCGCGCCGCAGCCGTTCCGTTATTTCTGCGGCGGAGATTCCTCCCCGCCGGTATCGAAAAAACCCGAAGCGCCGAGCGCCTGCGCAATAATCCCGTTCAATTTGCGCAGCGACCCGCCCTCGGAAATATATTCGTCAAAAATCGTATATACCTCGCCGCGGGTTATCTCAGGGCGTAGGCTCTCGATAAGCGCGAAAAGGAATTCCGTCGCTACCGTGACCTCGGAAAGCCGCTTTGCACCCTCATAGATAGAGCAGCCGAGTCTTTCTTCAAGTCTTACGGCTGAAAGCGCGGTCAGCCGCAGCATATAATTTTTGCCGTTTACAGTAAAATCCGTAAATGGAAGCGTTTTATCCATATTCATCCTCCTCAGCTGTCAAGGCTGTGTCTAAGCGCGGTTTCCGGAATTGAAACAATGCTGAATTCCATAATGCCGTCGGGATTCATGCTCTTTATTTTCGTTGAGATCTGCCCCGTCCAGGTAAAATATGTCCCGTCCGGAAATTCGAGCTTCTGTGTTACAGACGCTCCCGCGCATTCTATTGCTCTCGCTGTCTGATATGCGGCGGCTACCTGTCCGCTCGTAACGTTCGGATTGTCCTCCGAGCTGTTATAGTAAAATCCGAAAGTCAGATCGTCGTATTTGTAAAGTCCGCCGATATAGCGGCGCGCAGTATCGAGCAGGTTGGTTATCTCCCTGCGCTCCCTTGTTCCGCCCATGTCGGGCGTGGATTTAAGCCCGTAAAGACTCTGCCCGTTCAGATAAAATTTTGTTCCGCTTGCTGTAAGTTCCATGCTTCCTCCTATTTCAGTATCCTTTTTTCAACTTCATCAACGCGGCAGATGAACCGCATACATTTGCGCGGAATGCTTTCGTCATATATCGTTTCGCAAAAGCTCCTGCAAAGTCCCGCGCCGAGCATTTTTTCGTTTACCGAATGTGCAAGCTCCTCCAGTTCCGCGGCGCTCTGCGCATAAACGTCAAGCTGCACGGTTATGCGGCTCACCCTGTCCTGTCCGTTTATAACAATTTCACTGCTGTTCGCGGTTTCGGTAATGCATATCAGCGGCAGCCGCCTGTTCCCCCGGAAAAACGACAGCTCCACGTCCGCGAGCGCTTTCAGCTTATCCGCAATAAACGGTTTAATGTCAACCACTCTGCGTTTCCTCCTCAATTATTTTTTGTTTCAACCGCCTTGCGGCGGCTTCAATTTTGGCGGACATAAACGGCTTCGGCGCAGTATTTTTCGTATCGAGTCCAACATATATTCCATAATTTTTCCCCGAAGAAATAACCGCACGGTGCTGTTCAAGCCTATATCCGCCAGTATCATCATAAATGCACCGCCGTTGCCGCAAGATATTCCCCCGCGCGGCGTATCTCGGTTATGCGGCAGTCGGGCTTTGACGTATAGACCGCCGCGAGGTCGCCGCACTGCACTCCCGCGTCTGGTCGGAGGTACAGCTTCGCCTGCTTTTTTACGGTCTGACCGCCGTTTTCCGACACAAGCTGTTCGGGCAGCGGCTGGACATCGGCGTAAACGAATCCGAGCAGCTTCGGCGAATCCTTTGTGCCTATATAATCGTCCTCGGTGCGGTTTGCGGAGTAAATATCAATCCTGCGAAGTCTGCTGCGAACGAGCTGCATACACCGCACCTACCTTTCTGGGATAATTTTTCAGCCGCCGCTTCATTTCATCGGGCAGACCGTCTATATAGCTCATTGAAACATCTCCCTCGGTGCGCTTTTTTTCGCCCTCAGCGCCCGCGCGGTTGTAATAAATGAGCGCAAGCGCCGCCTGAACGTCGGTAAGGCGCTCAGGGAGCGCGTCGCGCCCGATAATGTCAAGTATGGTGTTTTCCGCCTGTAAAAGAAGAACGCCGAGACGATCTTCATCGGTCCCGGCGTCTGGCGGCAGAAGCAGCTTTAAAAGCTCTGCTGCAGTTTTCATATGTAAAATTCCTTTCCCTTTTTGCATACTTTTCCGTCGGAGGCGTCCCGAACAAAATGCGGTATGCACTTCGTAACTCCGGCGTAAATCCTATTTTATTTGTTTTTATCTATTCCATTATGTTACGATACAGCCGATACCGCAACGCATTTTCCGTCGCTGTTTACGAGCGCGGTGCAGAGCTTTGCTCCGTCGGAAACCGTAACCTTTCCGTCCGCGGGTACTTCGGTCCAGCCCGAAGCGAGAGTATCGCCGAGAGCGGGCGCGGTAACGCTCGAACCCGTCTTGTAATAAAGCCTGCCGCCGTTGGTATCGCCGCTTATGGTAAGCACGCCGTCGGAAATGCTGTTCGCGAGCGTGCCGAGCTGTCCGAAGCGAACGGAAACCGCCGCTTTTTTGTTGTCAAACACAAAAATATCGTGATAAACAAGACCTTCGACAAGGCTGCCTGCAATTCCGGGCGGATCCTGGTGGATCTTATAATCCTGAAGCTTAACAGGCGCGGGCGCACACATGGGATGAGTTATGATAAAGGAAACGCCTGCGGGAAGTCTGCGCTTAGGAACGGCAATAACCGCAACGCCGTCGCAGTCGCCGACCATGCCCTTGAAGATAATTCTCTGCTGGGCAAGCTCGGTTGCCTTTGTGAAGTGTAACGTATCCTTTTTAAGCAGCTCTATGAACGTATTGGAACAAAACGCAACTCGGTTTTCAATAGGAAATTCCTCGTCGGTTATCGCGGTATTAGCTTCGATAAACGCCGTGTACGCATTTTCCGCGGTAAGCGCGCCGTAGCTCTTTGTTCCCGCAAGCTCGGAGAGCTTAAGGAAACGGTAACGGTCGATTTCGGGCACTATAACCTGTTCTATCTGGCGCTGGAGTGCCTTTCCAGCATTTCTTACGCTTTCGGGCGAATCTGCCGCATAAGTTTTGTCGATCGTGAATGTGAACGCCTTCTGCTGCGACATACGCATTTCCTGCGTTGCGTCCTGAAGCTCTGTGGGAGTGCCGTAGCGGTTCATGCCGCCGTTTGGATTGTAATCGTTGAGAGGCGCGGTTTCCATGGAAAAAACCGTTACCGTCTGCGCGTTTCCGAACGTCACGTCGTTGTTGACGCCGGCGGTCGAGAGAAGTCCTCTGCGAATTGTTTCATCTACCTGTTCGGAATATTTTTCCGCTAAATTTACTGCCATAATAATTTCCTTTCATGTTTTCTTTTTGTCTGAATTTTTTCAGGCATTAAGCCCGTCGAGGAAAGCGTCGGAGCCGCTCTTTGAAGAGCATCTGGGAATATTTCCTCTCATCCTCTCGTTCACGCCGTCCAGAACCGCCTGTGTGAAGCAGGACTTTATTGCTTCAAGACTGTTTTCACAATCTTCAGCCGAACCGAGATTTACACAGGCGATAAGCTTCGCGGGAAGATTGAATTTTGCGAGCTTTTCCGCTGCGCTTGCTGCAAGCTCCCGCTTTTCAACTGCCTTTTCGCGCAGGGCGAGGGCTTCCTCCGCCTGCCTGCGGCGAAAATCCAGCTTTTCATTTGCGTTCATCTTAGCAAGCTGCTCCGCCTCGGCGAGCTTTTTGTCAAACTCGTTCTTCTGCTTTGCGAGCTGTTCGTCGAGCTGCTCCTTTGTAAAAAGCTGCTCCTGCGTCTTTTTCTGTTCCATTTGGAACCTCCTTTGTTTTATTTGCAGGTCATGTTTCGGGGCGGCGCCACCCTTGTCCATAACTTACATTTTACAGCATATCACCCTTTTTACGGACAAACAACGACACGCTTCGGACATTCACGGACATGATTGACACGCGCGCCGATTTAATGTATAATAAAACGCACAAGATAACATTCAAACGGAGGAAACATGAACATAATCGACGTATCCGCTCTGGACATTCCCGAACTTTCAATATATGCAAATCTCACCGACGCAAGGCTTCGCCGCTCCCTTGAAGCCGAACACGGCATTTTTATCGCGGAAAGCCCTACGGTCATTGAAGTCGCGCTGAATTCGGGCTGCAAGCCCATTTCGGTATTCACCGACCGCAGGTATTTAAACGAACGTGCGGGGAATATCCTTTCACGCTGTGAAAATATTCCCGTTTATGCCGCCGACCGCGAGGTAATGGCGAAGCTCACAGGCTTTGAGCTTACCCGCGGAATGCTTTGCGCAATGGAGCGCCCCGCGCCGAAAAGCATGGAGGAGCTTTGCCGGAATGCGAAAAGAATAGCAGTTCTTGAGGACATTGCCGACGTAACGAATGTCGGCGCTATCATACGTTCCGCCGCCGCGCTTGACATTGACGCAGTGCTGATAACTCCGACCTGCTGCGACCCGCTCTGCCGCCGCGCGATACGCGTCAGCATGGGAACGGTCTTTCAGGTGCCGTGGGGATACACGGGCGAAAGCTGGATCCCGACGCTTCGCAGGCTTGGCTTTAAAGCTGCGGCAATGGCGCTTTCGGACAACTCGGTAAGCGTAGACGACCCCGCGCTTATGGCTGAGGAGCGGCTCGCAATCGTGCTCGGCTCTGAGGGCTACGGACTTCCCTCCGAAACTATAGCAGAGTGCGATTACACCGTACGCATTCCTATGTCGCACGGCGTTGATTCGCTTAACGTAGCGGCAGCAAGCGCCGTGGCGTTCTGGCAGCTAAGGAAAAGGCGGGGATAA